AGAAATTCGAGAAGACGTTGTTCTCTATAAACTTGACAAAAAATTCTCTCTTGAGCAAAATATTGTCAAACACTTCTGGGATGGTTCTTATAATATTACCAACATGGAAGTCGCAAAGTTTGATTATATTGCTAAGATGGAGAAAAGTTCAGCAGAGGAATTCGAAATTTCAAGCGGCAAAGTCACTAAGGACGCTGTTTACACGCGTCGCCAAAAAGGAGAAGATGTGTATTATCATCAAGTAGCTATGGCCAACTACAAGAATAGGAATTGTTCTTGTGGTTCAGCTGTGGCTCGCACTGATACTCCTGTGGAAAACATACTTGGCATACACGTTGCCGCCAATGTCAAAACCGAAGAGTCACTGTTCCATTTTGTGACTAGATCTGATCTCGAAATTGCCATGAGTGGAAGCTTAGACGTTGAACAGTCAGGCTTTGTTGAATCGAGTGATACTCCTTTGTACCCTCTTCAGCTACCACCGGTCAACAACTTGGAGTTCATTGGAAATTTGGACAAGAAACATCGATCATATCAAAACGCAAAAACAGACTTGCAGCGTTCTTTGGCTTACGAATGCCATGGAGAGCACATTTCCGAACCTTCCCTTCTCAATAATAAAGATCCTCGACTGCCCGAACAGTTTAGAGAAGATTTTTATAAGGACCTTGCTAAGGGATTTGGATATGGAGCTGATTTTGAAGAATCGGAACTCAGCGAAGCTACTCAAGCTCTTGTGGAAGAACACAGGGCTGCCAATCAAAAGAGCTCTATTAAACAGAGGCTCTTGACTGACGAAGAAATGCTCAATGGAGTCCCCGGTTGGAATGGCACCTCTCGCATGGACATGACAACGTCTGCAGGGTGGCCTTACAATTGTGAAGGACTCAAGCGAAAAGATATGATCACGGAGACCGAGACTGGAAAACTTATTATGGGACCAAGATTAAAACGGGATTTCGAAAATGCCTGGAGATCCTTGGAAGCAGGTATAGTGCCAATGTTGCCATACGTCTTGACAATCAAAGACGAAAGAGT